TCCCTATATATTTTCCAGATGAAATAAATACCTCATTCAATGGAAGTGAACTTGGTTTGGTAAAAGACCAAGAAACATCAATTGTGATTCCAAGTAGTTACGGGATCACACCTTTTGCCGGGGATATTGTGAAGTTGGAGCAGCATTACTTACAAAATGATGATACTTATCCTTTTTTTATTGTTTCAAACATTGAAATTAGTCCAAATACCAATAAAAGATATTGGAAATTAAAAATTAAAATTTGGCAAATGGATAAGATTGAATATATCTTAAATCAGACCGAGGATACGTTTGTATTTTTTGAATATACAAAAAATATTTTACCTTTAGCAGAAGCAACCAGATTGGCCCAGTTGATGAGTCAAAATGAAGAATTGAAAGATAAGATAAAAAATTATTACGATGAGAATAGTGGATTTATTCATTCTTAACCTGTGAGAAATTTGTAAATAATTCTTTCAAAAATATCAATATCATACATCCAATTAAAGAAAGGATAAAAAATGACTGAAAATACTGTTTCACAAGATATATATCTTTCAAGAGATTCGATTAGGCAACAACTCACTACTTTCACAAAAGATTATTTAGATTTACAAAATGTAGATCTAACTCAATCATCTTTTTTGAGTTATATGATTGATGTTTTATCAACACTTTCTTCAAATCTTCTCTTTTACCAAGGAAATGTTTATAAGGAATTTTTTTTAAGCACTGCTCAACTGCCTGAAAGTGTTTATAATTTATCTACTTTTATTGGGTATACTCCATCAGATGCGACATATGCTTCTGTAAATGTTCTTGTGACCATTCCTCTTACCTTTACGGAAGATACAACTTTTACAATCCCAGAAGGATTTACCTTTAAAACCTCAGATGGTATAACCTTTCAAACTTATTATATTACAAATATCACAGTGACCTCAAATTCCTCGGTCACTGCCCAAATAAATCATAATGGTCTTATATCTTATATTCCAATCCAGATTGATACTGTTAATCAGGTATTTTATATTTCTTTACCNACTAGACAATATAAATATTCTAGACAAGAATTTCAAATAGACTCTGATCTTCAATTGTATCAATTTACTCAAATTAAAATGCCTCTTAGTGGAAAAATTTCTGAGGTAAAAGTATATGTTAGAGATCCAGATGCTGATACAAACTCAAGTGGCTTATTATATACACAATTCCAAAGTTTGTATTTGATGTCTTCGTCTGATTTAGGTTTTGTGATGAGAAAAAGTCAAGATGGACGGACTTTATATTTTGGAAATGGAATCATTGGAAAACAGCCACGTCCTGGCAGTACGGTTATTACTCATATTCTTGAGACAGAAGGGGAATTAGGAAATGTTATATCTGGATCAATAACCACTGGTGATAGAATATATTCAACCCAAGGAGGAGTGTCAACAATAATTTCATATACATGCACAAATGTCACTTCTGCTATAAATGGTGAAGATGAAGAATCAATTCAAGATGTTAGATCAAATGCAATAGCAAATTTAACATCTATGGGTCGATTGGTTTCTGAAAATGATTTTAAAAATATAGATGTTGTAATACCAAATGCGCCTTTTGGTAAATCTTCAATCCCAGTTTTGAAACGATCCGACTTAAAAATAAATGAAATATGTTTATTTAATACATTATATTATAATGATAAATTTATTCCTTTAAAAAATACTATTTTATCAGTAATTGACCCAAATTTAAAAATTGAAAGAAATACAGTTATTCCAATAGATGGCGAGGATTATTTAACATTATTTGAAATTATTCCTCAGACTTTAAATAATTCTTCATATTATAATTATGTGATTGAGACTATAAGTTTATCTCCGATTTTATCACAAACGTATTCAAATCCTTTACAAGATAATTATTATTTATCAATAACTTTATGCGAAATTACAAAAAATGGTAGTACTATAGAAATGGTTGTGTATTATACATCAACAGAAAGTGATATAGCCAATATTGAATGTACTATGACATTACTAATGATATTACAGTTTATAGTATGACAAATAATCCTGGAACAAATGGTGGAACATTTACATATACGTTTCCTGATTATGCGCTTATAGAAGAAGGTGAAATACAAGCTAAATTTAATTTTAAAAATACTAATTTAATCCATCAACCATTAATAGCGGATTATATACTAAATTTTATTATACATAAAAATTTAAGAACTTTTATGATTTCAAGCATGATAGCTAATATAATTTATGATATTCCTGTTATTCATAAAAGTTTTTATGATAATTTATCATCTCAAAAAGAATTTGAGGTTGAAGTTTTACAAAATTTATTAGCAAATATTGATTTAGTTAATTATCGAATGTTAACAGATTTTGTAAACATAAAATTTTATAATACAATCGGCAAATTAACTAATATGCTTTTAAATAATACATCTATTGATAATGTTTTGGATATATGGATTAATGAATTGCCATTAACTGGAACTAATGGAGATAGATATATTATTTCTGCAAATCCTCATATCAGTCTTGCAGGAAAAGAACACAATATTGCAATTTTAAGCGATATTACAACACACACTTGGGTATTTCAAAAACCAGTGAGCAATGATTGTGTTTTTGTAATAAGTAAAGCTACAAAATATGTTTTTTCATCGCATGGCTGGTGTAATCCTATTTATGATATTCCTTTACAAATTGAAGCTGAAGTTGTTAAATTGACAGGATCCATTATTTCCGATGTTATTTTATCTGAAAATATTAAAACTGCAATTTATGATAGATATAAAGATTCTTTTGGAGCAAACATTACAATTTATAGATCCGAAATAATAGAAATAATTCAATCGGTTACTGGAGTTTCAAATTGTTGCTTAATTCATCCAAAGACAAGCATATTTTTTAATTATGATATTAATGATTTTACGCAAGGAGAATTATTAGCATATACTCCAGAAATGGTTTATTTTAATATTGAAGATATAACTATTAAAATTTTAGCTCCACAATTTTTTTAATTTTTTGAGAGAGAATAATATATGAAACAACTCATTGAAAAATCACATATAAATTATCCGGAATTAAAAAGATATATTTATAAAATTGTGAATGACTCTATTTCTATGACATCTGAGCCATGCGTATATCCATTAATTAAAAAACATTTTTATGAAATTTTAAATAAATGCGGATTAACTGAAAAAGATGTTATCGAGTTTTCAAAAAGATATTGGAAAGGGACAAAACAAGAAAAATGGATTTTACAAAATGATCCTATTACAATGTTTTATATCTTTTTAATGTATTATTCATTAGTAGAAAAAAATGACCCTCAATTATTTTCAATCTTAGTTTTATTTATGGGAATTAGATATTATACAAATTTAATGACAATAAACATAAGATATTGTAATCCGGAATATTTTAAATACGCTATGAGTGTATTATTTAAAACTCATTTATTTATTAGAGAAAAATCTATTGGTGGCGCAATAATTCATTTATCAAAAACGATGGATGAAAAATATAAAAGAAAAATCCTTATTATGTATCCTGATGATATTTCTGCTTTTATAACTGAATTTCGAACTAGAATGTCTCAAAGTGTTAAAAAGTTTGCTGCCATCTATTATGATGCTGCGAAACATGGAAAAAAAATTAAAAAACCATATGAAGATGATGAAAATGAAATTCCTCAAGAATTAGATAAAACAAGTAGAATATCTTCAGAAATTTCAAAAAATATTTGTGTATATAAAACGATTGATAAACAAATATTTTTAAATTCTACAAAGTTAACTCGAGTGAATTTAAAATTAGCTGAAAATATGATAAAAGAAATTCATAATGTTAAATATATAGAAAAAATAAAAACAATAATTGATATTTTTTTAAAGGATATTCCGAATGTAAAGAATATATGCAGTAATGAATATTATGCGTATTTAAAAAGTTTGTTGATGTCTAAAAGTAAACAAAATACTCTTTCTTTAAGAAAACTAACTGAGTTATTATGTTTAGAAATTATTGAAAATATAAATTTAAAAGATAAGTTTGAAAATATTACTAATCAAACGAAATTAAATGTTTATTTATTTATAGCATATTATATTACTGGTTATTTAAGAAAATCAATTTGTAATTTATAGGAGTCATAATCATGGCTAAAATTGTAGAAGAATTTTTAAAAAAAATAAATGAAGATGACAATGCATATTATTATGATGCATTGGGAAATGCTTCATCTAATACGAAAGTTGATATACCAGCTCTGGATGAAGTAACTGAAGCAAAAAGGCAAAG